CATGAAGATATTAAGGATGAGCAGATGAGATCTTATATCCACGAATTAGCTAAAGCTTATAGTGGTTCTGAATTTCCTCGTCAGCTTCAAGTTTTGAATTCTGTTGTTATTAATGTTGGCCTATTTTTTGAGACTAGTACTCTTAATGGTCGTCTTTTAGTTTTAGCAAATTCTATTATACATTTGGCTCGCGCCGTGGAAATAGAATTCTTTGTATCTCTCATTGAGAGAGTTTGTAAAGTTGGAGTCAAGACTACCACCGAAGATGGATACGATTATGATGTTAATGATAATTTCCATGTAACGGAGATGATCAAGCATACTAATTTTACTGCTACTTCAAGGCTATCTGATTTATTAGATAGAGTTGCTGATGGCATTGATAGTATTAATACTAGTTCCATTTTTATTGCAATTAATAAAATTTTTGCATGCCTTGTAGCTCATGAGCTATTTGGCGACGTTCTTTCCGCTAAGCTTTTGTGGTCTGGCTTTATTAAAAGTAAAGACTTGCATAACTGGCGAGAGCGTACTGACGTTCCTATGATGGTTACTGAGCTGCTTCGTGCAGTTTCTGTTGTCATTAAGGAAGTCACTAATGAAAAAGGTGGTGATCATCCTTTTTCCATTCATACTGATTATGACTGGATTGAGTGTGTTCGCTGGCTTATTTCATACGAGTATCTTCGTATCCCTTCTGGGTGCAAAGATATTCCAGAGGGTCACGTTAGTGATACCCTTTGGATGCAAAACCTTAACAGTGCTAATAACGCATTTGTTAGGGTTCTGTCTCGTGACCCTGCCCTTAAAACTGTAATGATGCAGTTATCTAGTCGCTTATCGACTATGGTAGTTAAGGCCAGGTGTGCCGATTACGGCGAGCGTCCGTTACCCTTCAACATTGCCATTGTCAGTCCTCCTGGGACTGGCAAGTCTACTTGGATTGCAGATTCTTTGATTCAGTCTTCATTGATTGGATTGGGAGTCATGAAACCAGGTACGACACTTGGCGAAGTTAATAAGGTTAAATGTACAGTTACTCAGAGTGATAAATTCATGAGTACGTATAAACCTGAAAAACATCTGGCTGTAGTGCTAGATGAAATGGGTTCAGGCAACGCTCAGATGATGACAAGTAATGAAGTTATGACTAATATTACCTCCCTTTTGGGAGAGGGAAATTTTTATCCTACTCGAGGTTCTTTAGAGGACAAAGGTAAGGATTTATATAGACCTTTTGTTAACGTCTGTATATCTAATGATTCCACTTTTGGGATTAAAGATTACATTAATAATAGGGACGCTTTTTATAGGCGTTTTTCTATTTCTGCTGAGATCCGTGTTAAAGACGGATTTCAAAGGACTACATTAGATGGTTCTGGCCAAGACGGAATTGATTTTCGTAAGGTCGGTACTAATCGTGTAGGAGCCGTGGAGTTCAAACTTAAGTATGATACTCCAAATGGTTTCTGCAGTTTTGAAGCAGATGACAATGAAGGTTGGATTACCTACCAAGAAATGTGTGATATTACTTTGGCTACGGCCCGCGAGCATGCGTCTAAAACTGACGCTCTCGGCGATACTCGTAAGTATGTTGACGATTTGCACGTTGAACGGTGTGTTCATTCTCTTTTTAATTGTCCTATTTGCTATTCTGGTGCTGATACCTATGTCTCTGAACATTTTAAGAGGACTCATTTAAATAAGTCTCTTCCTGAGGTGGAATTTTCTCCCACTTCTCGTTTTTACAGTAGACAAGGTTATACCGTTTTAGGGCGCTCAAAGAATTTTGTATTTGATATCATGACGATAATCTCTTATTTTACTCTTTTTACTTTTTATAGAGTGTGTGCCATTATTTCTCCTGATTTGAAAAGGATAGCAGATGGTTACAGAGCGTACTCTGATGTCGTTCGACACGACCTTAAGAGTGCCTCTGACCTGATGTCCAGAGTAGATCAGATCATTAGTAGATACTATGCCACTAAGCGTCGGTTGTTAAACCACGCTCAGAATGGCTTGTATGTAGTCTTTACGGCTGCTGCTGCTTTTGGGTTCTATAAGTATGTTAACCGAAGTAAATTTAATCCTACTTCCTATCCCGACGAACTGAAAGGAAAGCCACCTTCGGGCGCTTCCTCAGGTAATCCGTGGGACAAGAATGATGGGTTTGTTCATTTTGGAACTGCTTCTGCTTCACCTGGCGATATTATTAGCCAGAGAATCAATCGTAATATGATTGAAGTCGAGCTCATTTTTGGTGATGGCTCGGGAACCGTCAGTCGTACCCACTTAATGGGTGTGACTGGACAATACGCAGTAGGCGTCTGGCACACTTTGCGTCATTTTACGGATAAACGTAACTCCTTAAGAGTTATACGTTACCGTGATGATAGCAATATGTCAGTTCACAAAATACATGTTATGTATGGAAGTGAAACCCTGTGCAAGCAAATTGGTCCTGATTTAGGATTGATCAAGCTTGTCGATATTAATTGTTTTAAAAACCTTATTAATATGATTCCAGTCAAAGCACACTATGCAGGTAGTGCCGCGACTGTTTCTGGCAAGAATTACTATTGCCACCAAAACCCGCCTTTCTTGCCGGTTGAGGTGGAGT